GCTGCCAGCGGTGAGCAGGGCCGCGCCGGTGAGACCGGCGGCCCAGCCGATGCCGGCCGCGGCAGCCGCACCGACACCGGCCAGCGCGAGAACCGCCATGGATCAGCCCTCGATGCCCGGCAAGCGATAGGCAGCGACGATGGGCGCCTGGTCGGTGAGCCGTTCCTCGACCACCTTGCGGTGAGCCAGGTGGGCATGGATCACGTAGGGCACGCCGTACTGGGTCGAGCGGATGCCGGCATGGCAGGGGAAGGCCGATTGGCGGAATACCAGCAGATCGCCGTCCTGTGTCTCGATCGGATTGATGCGCACGGCGCCGGCGGCGGCGAAATGCCCGAGAAACCGGGTCGGGTCGGGATCGCGGCCGTAGACCGTGCTGTCGTAGTCGGACAGGCCGAGGCCCTGGCAGACCACGACGACCAGGCCGACGCAGTCGACGCCGGCCCGGCTGCGGCCTTGATGCCGCCAGGGCACGCCGATCCAGCCGCGGGCGGCGGCTACAATCTCAGGCCGGGTGACCATGTCAGGCTCCGGCGGTGGCGGGGGATTGCAGCAGCCCGTCGAGGCCGGGCACGACGGGTTGGCCCCGAAAATTGACGATGTTGGCGAATTTGTCGCGGCAATCAGCCGTGGTCTTCCGGCAGCCGGGATAGAGCGTCAGTGTGTCCCCAACCTGGATCGGCGCCGGCATGGGCAGGAACAGCGTCACCGTCGCGGTGGCCTGGGTCCAGGCCTTCACTTCCATCGAGCGGCCCGCATTGGTGCCGGAAGTGAAGCTGACGACGCCATCGACAAACCAGCCGTCCACGGCACGCGGTTCCGTCACTGCGATCGTGAAGGTCCTGGCGTCCGTCACTGACGTCACGGTCGCGGTCTTCCGCCAGCCGCCGGCGTCCAAGTCGATACGGCACTTGCCGTCGCCCAGATCGGCACGGCAGGACGGGGTGAACAGGTCACCGACGGTCTGCTGCAGCACCTGGCCGAACCCCATCAACTGGCTCTGGAACACGCCGCTCGGCGTGACCAGCACATCGCCGAGCCGGCCCCGCCGCAGCGCCATGGTGCCCTGCGCCGAGTTGGCCCAGTTCACCAGGAAGACCCGCACCTCGGCGCCGTCGAACAGGCCGGAGCGGAGATCGTTCTCGGTGATCGAGGCGTCATCGAAAATGCCGTTCACGTCCATGTTGTCGACCGACATGTCGGCATTGGCGGCGATTGCGGTGCGGGTGTAGCCAACGGCGGCGACGTAGGTATCACCGTCCACCACCAGGTCGACGTCGTGGTCGGTAAAGCGGAAGATGGTGCCGTCGCGGCGGGTGATCTTCCAGCAGGTGCAGACGGTGGTGACCTCGCCGGCGAGATGCGTCTTCAGCGCGATACTGACGGTCTTCATCAGACGCGCAGCTCGATCAGCGGGATCTGGCCCCAGGTGAAATTGTCGTAGTCGTTAATCGAGACCTTCATCTGGTCGATGTCGAAGCGCACGGGTACGTCGAACTGGCAGGCGGCTGAGATCACCACACCGGTGGTGGCGCGCAGCGTGGTGCCCAGCACCACGATACCTGTGGTGACGTCGATGTTGACATCACTGGTGGCGAAACCATCGGCGTAGACCACGACCGTTCCTGCGACCGGTTTGTTGATGTCGCGGATGAAGCTGTTGCCAGCGTCACCATAGCTCTTGTGCAACTGGAAGCTGGATGTCGTGCCGCCATCGGTGGTCATGAACGTGGGGATCGGGTCACCCTCAAACGGGAGCAGGAAATCAGCCCAGTCTTTGTAGCGGAATCCATAGGCGCGACCGTTGCGGGCGTAGAAGAATTTGAGCAGTGCGTTCAGTTCCGCCTGGGTCTTCAGCCCGTGTGCCACGTCATAGACCGCGCGGGTCTTCTCCCAGTTGATGTTCCGGCGTTCATAGCCGGAGGCGAGGGTGAGAATGCTGGTGTTGAATGTCGGCCCACCCGTTGCACCATAGGAAATGCTCGGCGGGAACTGGACCTCGTGGAAGGCGCTCATCCCCGTGCTCCGGTCTTGCGCGTGGCGCGGCCGAGCGCGGCGGCGGCCTGGCCCATGATCTGCGTCCGCGAGCGCTGGAAACTGTCGGCGTCCGGGGTCGTGATGTTGAACACGATGGTGGGCCCCGGCGCTTGCGGCTTCTCACCTTGCGCGGTCAGGCCGTTCAGGGTCGCCGCCAGGCGGGTGTTCTGGTTGGCGGTCAGCACCCTCTCACCGCGTTGCAGGATGGCGGCGAACTCATCGGCGCCGAGGCCGGTGTGGAACCGCGGTGCATCGCTGAAATCATTCGCGGGGACGGTGCGCGTGAATGTCCAATTGTCGGTGCCGATCAACCCGCCGCTGTGCACGCCACCGACCAGGATGCCGGTCGAAGCGGTCAACGCCGCGGCGCCGAGACCAGTGGCAGTGGCACCTGTGAGGTTGGCCAGCGTCGTCGCGCTGGGTCCGAACAACCCGCCGAACTGCCCAAGCAGCCCGAACATCCCCGCACCGCTGCCACCACTGCCATTGAGCGCGCTGAACACATCGCCGATCGTGGAGCGGTTGCCGCCGAACAGGCTGTTCAGCAGCGGGTTCAGCACCGCCAGCTTGAGAAACTGCTGCAGCACCTGCTGTGACACCGAGGTCATGACGTTGCGCCAGTGCACCGCCGCACCCTGGCCGGACAGCAAGGACTGGGTGATGGCGTTGCCAATGGTGTCGAAGGACTGGCTGAAGGAGTTCGCGATGTCGTCGAGCGCGGCCTTCTGCCGGTCGAAGGCCAGGGTCTCGCGGTTCAGGGCGTCGACGCTGGCGAGATAGGCCTGGCCGAGGGCACCCTCGATCGGGATCGCCTGCTGCTTCAGTTCCTGCTCGGCGCGCAGGCGGGCCAGCAGCACGGTCCGCGCCTCATTGCTCATGCCGAGCGTGGCGGCCTCGGCCTGGATCACGGTGATCCTGTTGTTGTTGGCTGCGGTTTGTTGCGCGATCCTGGCCTCGGCCTGGGCACGGGACAGGGCGAGATATTGCTCGGTCAGACCTGCCAGCGCCGCCTGGAACTGCGTCGATCCGGCGGGGAACAGCTTCAGCGCCTGTTCGAAGGCCTGCGTGCCGGCGGTGGCGCGAGCAACGGCCTCGTATCCCTGGCCGTGGGCGACCGCGAGAGTCCGTTGCGCGGTGATCTGCACGTCGAGATCATGGGATAGCACCCGGTAGGCGCCGGACTGCTCCGCCAGCACGGCGTTCAGGGCACGGGCGCGCTGTTCCGAACTGGTGGCGTTCTCCGGATGTTGGCGATCCAGTTCAGCGATCTGTTGCAGGGCCTGGGCGATCTTGCGGTCGCTCTCGGTGACGATCGCGGCGGTGCGGGCCTGGGTCTCCAGGCCGCGGATGAACTCCTCTTGCGGGCTGACGGCGCGATAGTATTCGCCGCTGAGCGCGGCCAGGCCCTTGGTGAAACGATCGATATCGGCCTGGTTGCCGGCCAGGGTCGCGGCTTTCAGCCCGGCTTCGAGGCTCTCGCGCTGGGCGGCAATGCGGGCCTGGGCGTCGGCCACCAGGTTGAGGCTGGTGACCAGCTTGCGGGCATCCGCCACGGCGTCGGTGTTGGCGATGCCCTCGGCGTTCGGAGTTCCGATGCCTGGCGGAATCGGTGGCACCGGCAGGTCGGGCACCGACGGCGTGGACGGACCCGCGGCCAGCAAGCCGGTGCCGCCATAGCCGGACATCACGCGCCGTGCCTGGTCCAGCGCGTCCTGCGACGGTGAGACGGTGCCGCCGCCCGCCAGCACGCGGTCGATCCGCGTCTCACCATCGTGGTAAGCGAGGATCGCCAGCGACACGTCGCCGTATTTGCGCAGCAAATGGGCAAACAGCGTCGCCCCGGCAACGACGTTCTGCGTCGGGTCGGTGACGTCGGTCAGGCCGAGCGATGGGTTGAGCCGGGCGATACCGGAAAACGTGTCCGGCTTGACCTGCATAGGGCCGACCGCGCCGGCGCTGCTGGTCTTCCAGGTGCCCGTCGCGGGATCGAACAGGCCCTCACTGGCTTGCAGCCGGGCGAGCAGGAGCGGGTCGATGCCGTTGCTGGTGGCGGCGGATTGCAGCGTTGCGGCAATGCTCGGATGGGGCGGCGGCAGCGCGGATGCAGAGCCACCACCACTGGTCAGCAGGTTGAACGCCAAGCGGGTCGGGTCGTGCGCATTGATCCAGGTGACCGCGTCCTTCAGCGACTGCGGCACGATATCCGCAAAACCCTGCTTCAGCGCGGCGACCGCCTCGATCAGCCGGCGGATGGCGGTGAGCGCGTCGGCGGCTGCCTGGACGATCGGCGTCCCAAGTTCCGCGGCGAAGGACTGGCCGCTCTGGCCGGTGCGAGTAAACACCAGTTCCAGGTCTCGGACGGCTTTCTGGAACGGTGTCAGGTTCTCCGCGGCGCCGACGGTCGAGACCCGCACTGCGTTCAGGAAGGCCGAGAAGGCGCCGGCCTTATCGCCGGCTTGCTGTTGCAGCCGAGCGGCGTCCGCCAGTTGCTGGTTGAACCCCTTCAGCCGGCGGTCGGTCATGTCCTGGATCACGGCGGCGGGATCGCCCATCGCCTTGGCCAGCAGTCGTGCCGCGTCGGGCAGCGTCTCACCCAGGGTGATGCGCATATCCTCGGCAGTGCGGACCAGCGCTTCCAACTGGGTCTGTGTGCCCTGGAACTGCGGGGCGACGGCGATCACGCCGGTCGCGGCGCGCGCGTCCGACGTGCCGATGGTCGTCGTAGCCGCGAGGTGCTTGGCGGCTGCCTCGGCGGTGGCGGCCATCGCGGCGTAATCGGCGCGGGTGCCGCGCAGGCTGTTCTGCAGCGCTTCCATCCGTCGGGCGGATACCTCGGCGGCGATGCCGAGCGCAGACATCGCACCGACCACGAGCACGGCGCCCGCGACATAGGGGTTGATCGCCCCAACCGCGCTCCGGATCCCGGCGGCAAACGAGCCGAACCCCACGCCCTGGGCGGCCGCGACCTGTGCCACCTGCGCACCCTGCTGGACGAAGATCGTCATGACGGGCGCGCCGGAGGACAGTTGCGAGAACACGTCGAAGGACTGGATGCCCAGGCTGCGCATGGCCAGCGATGCCTTGTCGGCCGAACCGGCCATCCCCCTGGCGGCGACACCGGTCCCGTCGAAGCGCTGCTGTGCCAGCAGCATCAGGCGGTTGGCTTCCTCCTGGGTGGCGCGGCCGGTTTCGACCGAGCGGGTCAGCACCTCCTGGGTGCGAGCAAACTGTTGCGCGGCAGCGTAGGTCGGATCGATCTGGCGCTTCAGGCGCTCGAAGGCGCCGCCGTTATCGACCAGGGCGCGGGTGGTGCGCGTCTGCGTTTGCACGACGGTCTCGCCCGAGGCGGCGAGCTTCTGGTTCGCCGCGACGATCTGCTCAGCGCCCGCCTTGTAGCCAGACGGGTCCAGGCTGGAGCGGATGACGGTGATTTGCTCGGCGGTCAGGGGCATGGTGCGGACCTCGGCATGGTCTTGACGATGTCAGCTCAGGGAACGTCCGGCGCGGGAATGTCATCGGCATGATGTGCCACG